ATAAATAGCATTACCCTCTAATACTCCGTCATAATAGCCATCTAAAACAGGGACCATTCCTTTACCGAATATTCCAATTGGCGCCGCTAAATTATAAGCCCTATCACCGTGTACCGGAGGCTCAGTTGAAATGTCGACTGGTACTCTAAAGAATCCGTAGGAATAGATCATACACACATCGATATCGGTGTTATAGCTTAGAACCACCGCAGTATATTTGTCTTTGTCAATATCGATTATCTGGAATTCTCTTTTTTCATATTCAACGTTGGGATGTGTAGCTACGTAAGATTTTATCTCCTCATTGTTACAAACATGAGCCGCTGTTACTATATAAGAGCCTTCTTCGTCGTACGACACTACAAATCCAGATGCGACTGAACCCAGTCGTCTTTCATCGCATTGTGTTAACTTTGTGACATTTTCTGTGCATACAACTAAGTCAATTGTTTTTCTTATTTTTACGAATGAGCTTTGTGGTAAAATTTCATTTAACGATTGCTCTTTGTGTGAGAAAAAAGAGTCTTTACAACACTGTAAAACACATGAGGATAAGAAGAAAGCTGCAACTATTAAAAACGTTTTTATAAGCTTGTTAATCACTTTAAGTCGCTCCTATAGAAATAAATAGATGAAATTCTGCAAAAAAGGGCAGAAAGATACATATAAACCTATATAGATATTATAACTTAATAGGGAGAATCCTAATTTCATGAATAAAAACAACGTTTTAGATCGGTCCATTATTATGACGGCTATAATTACCAGCCTTATAACGCTTTCGCTGTGCACACTTGTCAACTGTGCATCTGTAGCGCAAGACAAGCAAATACCAAAATTACCGTCTGCTGCGATTGAAAAACCGATTATCAGCAATGACTTATCTTACTTTTCCGATAGCCAGTCCACAACAGAACAACTCGAAGAACTTAAAGATTCCAATATCATTTACACGATGCAAGTAATTTTGTATGACAAAAAAGGTAAAATGAAAGAACAATTGACCTTAAAACCGTCAGATAAACGATAAATTAATCATATTTACCTATTTATTATGAAGACTTTAAGATAGGTTAAAATATGGCGAAAAAGACTTATGTGCTCGACACAAATGTTTATTTAACAGATGCCTATTCGATTAATTCATTTGGCAGTAACGATATACTGATACCATTTAAAGTACTCGAAGAAGTAGACAAGCACAAAAAAAGACAAGATAGCGTTGGCTTGAACGCAAGAACCATTATAAGAATTCTAGATGAATTAAGGGTGAAAGGCAGCCTTAAGAAAGGAGTTAGAATAGATAAGGGTAAAGGTATAGTGTTCGCTAGACCTCATGTTTTATCTTTATTACCCGTTGAATTTGATCGCAATGATCCGGACAATACAATTATAAGCGCCGCCCTTGCAGAAAAAGAAGATAATCCTGATAAAAAAGTCATCGTTGTTACTCGAGATATCAATATGAGAATTAAGTGTGATGCGCTTGGCCTACCGTCTGAGGATTACCAAGCTGATCAGGCTGTAACTGATAGTGAACTATTATATTCAGGATTTACCAAATACCTCGTCGACGACCAGACGATAAATCAATTTTATGACGGAGAACCAGTATACGCCGCCGAAGATGACATTAAACTATATCCAAATCAGTTTGTGATGTTGGTATCAAACGCGAATGACAAAAAAACTGCCTTGTCTAAATTTAACAGTTATTCCGAACCTTTAAGAAAAGTGGTCGAATATAAAAACGTTTGGGGTGTTAAACCCAGGAACAAGGAGCAAAGTTTTGCATTGGATTTGCTGATGGACGAGAGCGTTCCAATTGTATCTTTGGTAGGAAAGGCTGGTTCCGGAAAGACGTTATGTGCTATTGCCGCTGGACTTGAACAGGCTCTAGAAGGCGAATTGGAGGGGAGATACAAAAGAATTATAGTTTCCAGACCTATACAGCCGATGGGAAAAGATATTGGTTATTTGCCCGGAACGTTAGAGGAAAAAATGGCGCCATGGCTAGCTCCAGTTCAAGACAACTTGGAATTTTTGATGGGCAACAAAAAAACACTTGATATGTACATTGATGAAGGCACAATTGAGGTCGAAGCTTTGACTTATATTCGCGGCCGCTCTATAGCAAATACGTTTATTGTAATAGACGAAGCACAACAATTAACAAAACATGAAATAAAGACTATACTTACAAGAGTAGGTGAAGGAACAAAAATTGTGTTTACCGGAGACATTGAACAAATTGATAATGTGTATGTCGACGAGACATCAAATGGACTCACCTTCATAGTTGAGAAGTTTAAAGAACACGATGTTGCAGGGCATGTCATATTGAAAAAAGGCGAAAGATCGAAAGTAGCTACTTTAGCTGCTAGAATATTATAACAAGCGAGGTTTAAAAAATGGATACAGAGCAAGAAAATGAAGATAAAACTTATCACAACCCTTTATTAAAAGAACATGTTGCTTCCGAGACAAAGGTCAAGAGCTGGTTAGTTGAATATGTCGGAAACCAATGCGAACCAGAAGATAGCAATGTAACTGTTGGCATGATTGTGGAAACAGTTGCCAAAGAATTTCCGGAATTTTTGATGGTCGTCGCTGAAGAAAATTTTATGCGTGGGTATGAACAGGCCTTGAATGACGTAGAAAACTATAACAAAGTTATTAAAGAGCATGATCAAATCTTGACACCACCGGCCGTCACAGATGATGAGTAGGAGAAACATAAGCTCATATCTTAAAGAGTCTCATTCTAACGCCATCAAAAATCAAGATCACTTACATCTTTTTGGTGGTAAGCTGCAAGCTTTTATAAAAGAACCACTTCCGGAAGGATTTGACATTGCAGAGGTGTTTACAAATCTTGAGAGGCTAGTTCCAAGCCGCCTATTTTATAATGTCGACATCATTGTTGTAGGCGAGCTTGAAGAATTTGCAGAGCACAACACAAATGCCTTATATCAGGATGGGGCCATATATGTTTCGAATAGTCAAGACAATCCAAAAGATATGCTAGATGATATTATTCATGAGTTAGCTCATTCCGTAGAAGAATATGCCAAGGAGGAAATATATGGAGATTCATATTTGGCAAAAGAATATTTAGGAAAAAGAAAAAGATTACTTGACATTTTAGCTTCAGAAGGATATAATATATATAAGAATGAATTTTTGAATTTAGAATATTCAAAAGCCTTTGATGAGTTTCTTTATAAAGAAGTGGGATATCCAACTTTAATATCATTAACAATGGGTCTGTTTACTTCTCCATATGCTGCAACTTCATTGCGAGAATATTTTGCAAACGGTTTCGAAAACTACTTTCTTGGAGATAAGCAATATTTAAGAAAATTGAGCCCTTATCTATTTAATAAAGTAGAAAATATTGTAGAAGGAGAACAAAATGGATAATATTATTCTAGAAAGATTAAAAAAAGCTAAAATAGTAGTTAATGAAAAAGAAAAGGTAATAGAAGTGTCTTTAGACGTTGGTACTGATGGCGACGATTTATTAGTTGAAGGAGCTACAATTAAGACTCCCAATCCTAATTTTCGAAAATGGCGAGAAGGTAACGTAAGAAGACATCTTAAAAGCAATGGATATGCATATGGAGCATGTCTAGAAGGTCCTCATTCTGGGATATCTAACACACAAGGTAATAATGTTGGATATTGGAAATATGAATTGCGCGCCGTGAAAAGTGCTACAACAGAAAAAAAGGACGTTAATAATGAAAACACAAAAGGTGGAAACACTGAACCAGAAAAGCCAAAAAAACCAAGAAAAAGAAGAGCAAAAAAATAAAGTTCCACATGTATCTTTTTCGGAACTAAAAAATTGGCAACGTTGCCCTTTCTACCATAAGTTAACTTATATAGACAGGCTTAAGCTTTTTAAGGGCAATGAATACACAGCATTTGGCTCCGCCATACACAGTGTTTGCGAGAAACTCGTTTTAGAAGACGATTTAAATCCTCATGAGTATTTTAAACACATGTTCTCAAAAAATCTTAAAGATCTTTTAAAAGAAAAAGTCGAGTTAAGGAATGATATAGTATCTCCGATGGAAAAACAAGGGTTGGGGCTGA